CCGTTCTCTGGAGCCTCAACTACCTGAACGAACCGATCGGAGAAGGCGTCTCCGACTTCAACATCAATCTCCTGAACCACTACACGCTCATCCAGAACGAGAAAGGCGAAGATGTCATCAGGCTCGAAAAGAAAGTCGGTTCGGAAACCAAAACCCGTAGCGTCCTCGCAGCCGACTGCCTCAAGTTCCAGCTCATTGATGCTGGACTTTCCCCCGAATCGAGAGACGCAAGAACGGCAAACGTTGTCGTGGCGCTTTGTCCGCCCGAATCTAATGAGCCCTTCGACATCGTCGTCCTCGAATCGAGTGCCGTCAAAGCCGGACCCGCTGGAGTCATAAGCGCCGCCAAGGAAGTCTACGACCGCTGGGACCCCTTCTCGGCGAGTATCGAAGTCTTCGGAGGGCACGTCGTTTTCTTCAACTGGCTCCAACGCGAGTACCCGACCATGCGCCTCCGAAAACTCCCGACGGATACAAAGAAATCCAAGGACACGAGAATCCGCGAGTTCTACCCGTTCATCGAGCAGGGCCGTGTCTACGTCCACCGGAAGACCAGCATGGACCTGGTCGACGAGATGGCCGCTTACCCGAACGGCAAGACGGTCGATCTCCTGGATGCTCTCGCGTATGCGCCGAAGGTCTGGGTGCCGCCTGCGGCGAAAGACGAGAAGAAGCGCCGGCCCGCGGGAGTCTCCGACTTCGACCTAGCCGACAATCTCGAAGATGAGAACTTCATGGGACCGGGCGGAGCTCAAGGCCGGTCCGTGTTCACGGGCTACTGAGTATGAAGCCCTACTACGAGCATGCAGGCATCACCATTTATCACGGGGACTGCCGGGAGATTCTCGAATCTATAACGGATTCTATGGTGATTTCTATGACGGGAATCGTCACTGACCCGCCATATGGAATGGACTGGGACACGGACACGTCCCGCTTCAGCGGCGGTTCACAACTATCCGTAGCCCGACGAGGCGGCGGTAAAAAGTCGCCAGCAATTCGCGGTGACGACGCGCCCTTCGACCCATCGCCCTGGGCCAAATATGGCGAGGCGATCCTATTCGGCTACAACCACTTCGCGCCCCGCGTAGCGCCAGGCACACTTCTCGTTTGGATCAAGCGTCTCGACGGGGCATTCGGATCGTTCCTATCTGACGCGGAGGTCGCATGGATGAAGGGCGGCCACGGGGTCTACTGCTGGCGAGACCTCGGGATGGCCGCGCTAGCCGCTTCCCGCCTCCATCCCTCGGAGAAGCCGGTGTCGCTCATGTCTTGGTGTATTAGTCGACTCAAGGCGACTAATCTTATCCTTGATCCGTTCATGGGCTCAGGGACGACCCTCGTAGCCGCAAAGGAGCTCGGTCGTCGCGCCATCGGCATCGAGATCGAGGAACGCTATTGCGAGATCGCCGCGAAGCGCCTCCGGCAAGAAGTCTTCGCCTTCACCGCATAGTACTGAAATCCTTACGCCTGTCGCACTCTTACCTAAGTATCTTTTCTGATACACGGGTAGTGTGAGGCGTGTAAGCCTTGTCGTTATTGGATTAACAGCACTCCTGTCTCTCGGTTGCGAAAACGTCCAGCCGACGAGCCAAGCAAGCGAACAAGTTTGCACTCCGCGCCCCGTCTCCGTCTCTCTCGTAAATAGCTGGCCCCTCGTAGACGCCGAGTCCTACGCCTCCGACCAGGAGCGCGCCTGTGCCTCGATGGTCTATTACGAGATGTTCCCGTGGGCGGTGAGAACGGCAGAGTGCGACGAGGCTCACCCGACGTTCTGTACAAATGCGTACAGGCATGAGCGCCGTCTCCATCTTCAGGCGATGTCCGCTCACAAGATCATAACCGTCTGGTCCCCGGAAAACTTCAATGCATACGGCCCGAAACAATTCAGCGACCTCGAGTTCCGCGACTTCATCCGGGACTTCAAAGAAGACGCCGAAGAGGTTGGGCTGGAGTGGGTGATGTTGTCGACTGGGGGGGAGCCGTCGGCCTGGAACTACGACCGCGCCCGGACCAGAGCCGAGATCATCCGGCAGGAATGGCCGGGGCTTCTCGTCATGGCCGACAAGGGAGCGAACGAAGCCACCGGCCGTCCTTATTTCGACGGCATCGCTTACGATCTTCTCGAAGTGCACCCCTGCTCGATTGACCAGACCTACAGATCGCTCCGACACTCCGGCCCCATCTTAACCGTCACCGACTGCGGCCCGGTGCTGGTCCCCGGAGAGCCGCACCGGACGGAGCTCGAAGCGGAAGCGATTCGCTCCGGAGTCCCGCTCCTCTTTTACGGCTTCCAGCTAGACTCGCTTTCCTAACTCGTATCCAATCTGATACACCGGATGCGTGGCACGTAAACGCGGCCTCGAAGGCCTGCCCCCGTCCGATCCAGAGAATCCTGACGAAGTCCCGGCCGGGCCGGACCGCGTAGCCCCAGGCACCGGCACCCCGAAACCAGCGATAGCGGTCACCCTGACCGAAGAAGAAGTTCAGATTCTCGCTGAGGAATTCTCAACCGAGATCGAGCTTCAGCACGCGGCGCAGGAACCGAACCGGCAGGACTGGGAGAAATGGCTCCGCCTCTACCGGGCGCAGCCGAACTTCCAGGTCAAGACCTATCCGCTTCAGTCTTCATCGAACGTCGTCGTCGCCCTGTCCGCCATCTACACGGACCAGGTCGTTGCGCGGATCATGCAGTCGATCTTCCAGCCGGAGCCCCTCTGGGTCGTCTCCGAGCTGAACCGGAGAACTGCCGCCGCGGCAAAGCCTTACGAACGCTGGCTCGACTGGAACCGGAAGAACACCTGGGACGAGTACCGGGCAATCAAGCCCTTCGTTCAGGACGTCGTGAAGCTCGGGACGGGCATCGTCTACAACGACTGGCGAAACGAAACCATCTACCGGTACGACGACAAGACGAGAACGACGGTCGAGTCGGGTTCCCGTAAGGGACCGCGCCCGGCTTGGGTGCCGCGGGAAGATTTCCTGCTGCCGATCGGATTCAACGACATCCAGCAGGCTCCGTGGTGCGCGCACCGGATCTGGTGCTCCTGGGACATGATGGAGCGCTGGGCTCACCAGAACATCATCGACCGGACGCAGTTCGCAAAGCTGAAGGGACACTCGGACGACGAGAGCCAGCTCCGCCTCGAGCGCCGCTCGAACCACGAGCGGATGGCCGACGGGAGCGCGGACGACCGCTTCGGTATCTGGTCCCCCTGGTATGTCTGGTTCAACCGGGACCTAGACCGAGACGGCTGGCCTGAGTGCTACGTCATGCTCCTCCACACCGGGGAGAAGGCAGTGCTCCGGCTCCAATCGAATCCGTCCCCCTCAGCGACTCGCCCCTACGTTTCTGCACGCTTCATCGAGGTCGAGGGAGAGTTCGACGGCATCGGCATCCCCGAGCAAGTCGAGTCCCTACAGGAAGAAGCAACGACGATTCACAATCAGCGAAGAGATCGCTCGCATCTAGCCAACATCGTCATGTACAAGGGGTCGGCTACCGGGAACCTCCCGAACACAATCCGTCCCGAATCTGGGAAAGTCATCAAGGTTCTCGACCCGAAGGACCTTCAGGAGTTCCACCCGTCATCGAACGTTTCCGAGCAAGTCTTCGAGGAAGAATCCGTCACTCGGCTAGCGGAGCTTCGCGTAGGGCTGAACGACCCGGGCCTCGGGAAAGCTACGAGTCCGGTCGGGCGCGCAGCGGCTACGACGATGATGGCGCTCATGCAGGAGGGCACACGCAGGTTCGACTTGAACGTCTCGGACATCCGGACAGCACTCAGCGAGCAGGGGCATCAGCTAACGGAGGCTTGGCAAGTCTATGGTCTCCCGGAACCCGACGAATCTGGATCGCCGGAGCAAGTACTGGACGAAGATGATGCAGCCATCGTTCGAGAGCTACTGTCGATGCCCGTCAATCTCCGGGGACTCATTGCCATCCAGATCAACATTTCCACCGCAGCGATCAACCGCGAGGTGGAGAAGCAGTCGAACATCCAGTTGTACCAAATCGTACAGGGCTACATGCAGCAGGTTCTGCAACTATCAATGGCGGTTGCGAACCCGCAGATTCCTCCCCCGATAAAAGAACTAATCGTCCACGGGGTCGAGGGACTCGACAAGCTCCTGAAGCGGATCTTCCAGGCCCATAACGCTTTCGACCTGGAGACCGTCCTCGTCGGAGACATCTTCGGCGAAATGGCGATGCAGGTGCAGCAGCAGCCGATGCTGCCGGGTCCGCAGGGACAGATGCCGGGCCAGCAGCAAGCGGCAGCGGCAGCCGGACAGCAAGGCGTTAGCCCGCTCATCGAGGCCCTCCATAAAGGGCAGATGCAGTGATCGGGCGGAAGTCGCTCGATAGCCCGCTCGACTACCGCGAGCTCTGGCTCCAGCTAGCCGCTCGCGTCGAGGAGTTGTCCGCCAAGGCAGCTACCGATGCGATGAACGACGACGACGAAGTCAGCATCCGTAAGAAGCAGGGGGCGTATCGATTCGGATACACTATCCTGTCCGAGATGGATCGGATGGTGGAAGAAGCCCGCGCGCAGTTCGGCCCGCTACGGCAATCCCGTGCTGGCCTAGCTTGACATTGTTGTACAGCGACCGCTAGAAACGCTTAGGCATGTATCCAATTCGATACTCGACGGAGGCCACGCGCTAATGGCAGACGGCGACATCGCTCCGGAACGGGCTCCGGCCCCTCCGAAGCAGACAGCACCAGACCCCGAAATGACTCGGCTCCGTGCCGAAGCTCAAGAAGCCGCCGCACTTCGCGGACAGCTGAATCAGGTAGCCGAGATGGTTCAGTCCGGCCGCTTGATCCTGAAGCAGCCCGAAGCCCCGAAGGCCGCAGAGCCGGAAGACGATTCCGCGCTCATCGACCGACGGGAACTGAAGCGGGCGGTGGATGAGATCAAGACCACGGCAGCGAACGTCATCGTCGAGACGGCCACTCACAGTGCCCGTCAGATGCGCGTTCTCGCCAAGGACTCCATGCGGGGCCGCCTCAAGAACTTCGACAAGTACGAGAGCGAAATCGACGCCCTCCTCGAGAAGATTCCTGATCCGCGCGTAGCGGCCTCTCCCGAGACGATTGCCCAGGTGCACAAGATTGTCCGGGCCAATCATATCGAAGACGAGATGGCTGACACGCTCGCAGAGAAGAAGGCCGAGTGGGAAACCGACCTTCGCTCCAAGGGCTGGACGCCGGACGAGATCGAGGAAGAGGTCGATGACCGTGCCGAGGCGCTACGGGAAGACGCGGTCGAGGCGGTGGGTGCGGGGCGGGGTGAGCGAGAGGGCTCCCGACAAGCGCGGCCAGTAGCCCGGTCAGCCGGGGTAGCGCCTGCGGGCAACGCCTCGGGAGCCCGTCTTGCCGCAAGCCGTCAACGAGCCGCCGTACCTCCTCTGAGCCGCGACGAGCGCGTCATGGCCGATCAGTTCGGCATCGCAAGCGCCGAGGAATACCGCCGCTACGGAGACCCGAATTACCGCCACGATTCACTAGGCTTCAAGGGAAGGAAGAGGATCTGACGGCAATGGGAATCATGGTGACGAAAGACGAGGCGGACAAGCGCGTCGAGGGCATGAAGGCCGAACGGCAGAGGATCGTTTCCTCCGGCCGCTCGGAACGCTCAATCACTGAAGAGCTCGTCGCCCGCGAGACGGAACTCTCCCGCACTGCGATCCACAATCCGAATCCCAGAAAATCGTACCGGCTCGCCAACAAAGATCAGAAGGGCCGCATCGGAATACTGAAGGGCCTCGGCTACAAGCCGACTGACCCGAAGGACAAGGCTCAGCTCGTCACCGGAGAAGAAGTCGACGGGGCACAGACCCACGGCGATCTCATGCTCATGGAGACCCCGGTCGAGAACTACGAGCGCCGCCGCGGTCTCCGCATGAAGCGCCAGGCCGCCATTGCGGAAGAGCACGCCGAGGCGAGCCAAGAGACAATCAACCAGATCGCTCGGGACGGTGGTCTCGTCGGTCCTCATCAAGAAGCCGCTTTCGACGACAGTCGAGACGGCTAGAGAAGGCTAGGAGGCCCTCAAGTGGCAAAGACGGTTAGCAAGGATATCTGCGAATTCGTACAGTCGCAGGCAAATGCCCCCGAGTACGTGGCCGTTGGCCTGGAGGCCGCTTCGCAGACCTTCAAGGACGGCGGTACGGTGGTGAATGCGGTAGCCGGTTACATCACCGACTGCGGCTCGGACACCCCGGGAACCATTCTCGGAGTCCCGGCACAGGACGCCAACAACTCGACCGCGGGAGCCTACTCGACGACCGTGACGCTCGCGAATACCACGAACGTGTTCGCGGCCAACGTGCTCGAAAGCTCGCTTGCGGACCACGTCCTGGTTGCCTCGGATCTCTTCGTGACGATGGCGATCCAGCGGGACACCTCGAATAACAGGCTCTTCCTGAACGCCTCGACGAAGGCCGGTACTAGCTGCCGCGTTTTCACCCTCGGGGTCGCTCAGAACACGGACATCGGGGACACGAACGGGCGGGTGCTCTTCACGTTCCTCCCGAACTTCAGTCAGTCGCTCGGTACCTCGTAAGAGGCCGACCCGGAATCGAACCAACAGCGTAGGAGAAAACAATGTCGGCAAGAATGCTCACTTCCAACAACCCGGATCTCTACAAGCCGGGACTACGGAAGGCGTATCTCTCGGAGGTCGATGACATCCCGAAGCAGGGACGTCAGTGGATCAACATCATCTCCGGGCCGAATCCGGGTGGACAGGCAGGGCGGAATTACTTCCAGGACGTCCAGGTGGCATCGTTCGGCCCCTGGCTCCCGAAGCCTCAGGGCGCGCCGATCCAGTACGACCGGATTCAAGAGGTCGGCCTCGTCACCTACCAGCCCTACACCTTCGGCATGGGCGCTCGGGTGACGATGGAAGCGATGGACGACGAGCTGTACGGCGTGATGGAGAAGATCGCGACCGAGCTCGCCGCCGCGGGCGCGTACCAGATGGAGAACCAGTTCTTCCGGGTACTGAATAGCGGAGCGGGGACTCAGGGCGGAACCGGCTTTACCGCAACCGGCTTCGACTCGACGGCCCTTTTCTCGACCGCGCACCCCCTGAAGCGGGGCGGCACCTGCGCCAACCGGGCAACCACCGACATGGACCTGTCCGTGACGGCGCTCGAGGTTGCACAGGAGCTCATGCAGACGACTCTGTCCGAGAGCGGCACGCCGACCCCCCGGACGGGCGAGATGCTGATCGTTCCTCCCGGCCTCTACTACACCGCGAAGGAACTGACCCAGAGCGAGCTGAAGCCCTACACCGCGAACAACGAGATCAACCCGGTCCGCGGCGAGCAACAGTTCATCCAGGTCAACTACCTCTCCGACACCGATAGCTGGTTCCTGCTCGCGGCCAAGGAGAAGCACGACCTGAATGCGTGGCTACGCCGGGACATCGACATCGAGTTCGGAGACGACTTCGATACCGGAGACCTGAAGCTGAAGGGCGTCTTCCGTCTCGCGGCCGGTCACGGCGACTGGCGCGGTTCGTTCGGCAGCTACGGAGCATAAGAACATGAAGAAGGCAGGAAGCAAGACGAACGTCGGGACGGCCAAGAGCCGGATTTCGAACGGCATCAAGAGCTGGGACGGCAAGAAGCAGGGGCCGTCGTCCAAGAACAAGGGCTTCGGCTCCAAGTAGAGGGGATTCGATGGCAGACGTTGGAATCGACGCAACCGACTTCGGATACGTCTCGACTCTCCGCGATCAACCGAAGGATCTCGTCGACCAGACGGCGGTTCGACAGGGCGGCTACTGCTACGGCCGGGGTTTTGCGACCTCGGCCATGACCCCGGGTAACATCGTCGTCGTCGACACCGCAGCGGCCAATTCCTTCAAGACGACCACCTCGGCGGCCGCAACCACGGCCGTCGGCTATGTGGTGGCCGGACTCGGCACGGTGATGGGTGGGCAACAGTGGGACTACAGCTCCACGATCGCCTCTGGACAGCAGATCCTCATTCTCCTGAAGGGAGTCGTCATCGGAGTCGCCTCCACCTCGATTGCCATCGGCGCGCGAGTTGGAACTTCGACGACCGCAGGGGCGGTTGTGACGACCACGACTCAGGACACAGCAGTCGGTCGGGCAATCTCTACGGCAACTACCGCTGGAGATGCGATCTACATCCTGGTATAAGTAGTTTCCCTATATAGGCAGCTCGGCCGAACGCTACCGGCTAAGATGTCCCAATCAAACTACAGAGCCCTCTGGTACCCGATTTCTCGGTGGCGTTGGCATACCCACGAGAACTTCGACGATTCCCGTTCCTACACGCATCTAGTTAGGCGGCGGCTTGGCGCTCGGTGGGGATACGACCATCGGGGCCGGTTCTCGTTCACTATCTTCTACGACTCGGCGATGTGCCGGGAGGGGTGTGATGTGGTGGTTGGGCACAAGCCCTACATCGGCCAGTCCACACTCGCTATCGGGACGAAGCACTGGTGGACTCTTCTCGGGCACCGGCCATGAAGAGCATTTACATCACCGGCATCGGCGGCCTTGTCGGCTCTGCGGTAGCGGAGCGGGCGCTTGGGCTTGGGTACAGAGTCTCTGGCTCCGAGTCCGATGCTCGGGGGCGGTGGTTTGCAGGCGGTTCGGTGGGGTGGCGAGTCACCGAACTCGAAGCCAAAGGCGTGGAAGTCTTTCGTCGGGATTTTCGCGTGCGCCCGGAAGAAGCGGTCAAGGGCGCGGACGTGATCGTACACTGCGCGTCACAGCCCTCTCACGATCTCTCGAAAGAGCAGCCCGTGGAGGACTCCGCACTCAACTTCATGGGAACGGTAGAACTGCTTGACGCTGCACGTCTCTACGCACCCGGTGCCGTGTTCGTGTTTCTTTCAACGAATAAGGTCTACGGGGATCGTGTAAACAAGTTTCGGTACCGTCAAGTGGGCGATCGCCTCGAGCTTGACGAAGCAGGAACAGGTCTAACGCCATGGTTTGGCGTGAGCGAGGAGATGAGCCTCGACGCTTCATTGCATACCCCTTTCGGTGCCTCTAAAGCGGCGGCCGACCTGATGGTGCAGGAGTACCGACGCTGTTATGGGTTACAAACCGTTTCCCTTCGTTGTGGTTGCTTGACCGGCCCTACTGGCTCTGCCGTAGAGCTACACGGATTCCTAGGGTACCTAGTCAAGTGCGCCATGCGAGGAAATCCTTACACAATATATGGGTACGGCGGTTATCAGGTACGCGATAACTTGTGTGCCTCGGACCTGGCTCAGGCAATCCTGACGTATGCGGAAAACCCAAAGGGGGCCGTATACAACATGGGCGGAGGCCGGGCGAACTCGATCTCCGTGCTCGAAGCGCTGAAGTACCTGAAGAAGCTCGGCCACTCGATGCCGACCCTTCACGGCCCGCAGCGCCTAGGGGATCACAAGTGGTGGGTATCGGATCTCCGTAGGTTCCAGGGCGACTACCCCGGCTGGAAGCCGGAGACGGATGTCTACGAGACGATCGACTCGATAGCGCAGAGGTATCAGGAATGACAAAGCCCGCCGTCACCTTCGTCGACTTAAAGGGGAACTTGGTTACAAGCGCCGAGGACATGAGAACGGCGGCGATGGTTCAGGACGTGCGTCGGCTCATAGATGATCTCCTCGCCGCGGGCATCAAGTTTCAGGTGAAATACGAATGAAGGCTCGGGACGCCAACGACGTAGTGGAGGAACTCCGCGCGGATACGCGCCTCTACCTCCCCGCTCTCACCAAGCGCCGCGGCTTCTCGACTTCCCGCGTCGAGCATCTCTTGAACGGACTCGTCCGGAAGATGCCGAAAGACGAGTGCTACTTCGAGGTCGGGACTCTCGAGGGCAGGACTCTCGAAGCTGCTGCGGTCGGAAATGAGACAAAAATGCTCTTCGCGTGCGACCCATGCGAGAAGTACGGAAGAGAGCCGGAGCCGTTTCCGTCCAACGTCTACTTCATGAAGCGGACTTGGCGGGATGTCCTTCAGCTCGAGAAGCTCCCGCCGATCGGCCTCTGCTTCTACGACGGGCTCCACGACGAAGGCGAGACATTCTCGTTCATGATGGAGCTCCAGCGCTACGTCCCGGACGAGGCAGTCCTCGTGCTCGACGACTGGGATCGACTGACGGTTAGGCGGGGCGCATTCGCAGCGCACGGCTGGGAGCTCTTCCGAGAAATGCCAGAATATTCTGACGGGCTCACATGCCCACAGCAGAGGTTCGGCTACAGCTTCGGCGTAGCCCTCTTCAGGTACGGCAGGTGAGTGGGACGGTTGCATCGGCTCTCCTTGCCTCGGAGAGCTACCAGTGCGTCAAGTCGATCATCGAGTTCGGCGTGAACACCGGCGACACGTTCAAGATCCTTCGCCCCGATCGCTACGTCGGTATCGACATCGCCCCCAAGTGGCTCGGGGAAGAAACCGCACGGGTCATCACGGCTGACGTCCGCACCTGGGAATCGAAAGAGACCGAGCTATTCGACCTCGCCATCTGCGATGCTCACGGAGCGGTCGATTCACCGGACATCGAGATCATAACGTTGGCGCAGATCGTCTGGGCAAAGCGGCTCGCCACGAAGATCGCGGTCGATGACTGCTGGGTGAACGGAATCGCAACGACGGCGTTGGGTCAGCTCGGGGCACCGGATGAAATCTCCCTCGAGCGCGACGGCTTCTGGATTTGGAGGAATAATGTACCCGTGGGAAGATCCTAACGCAGCCGAGCACGTCCGGAAGCGCCAGCGTGTCTGGCAAAACATGAGCGGCCCGTCCATCCGGATCGATCTCCCGAAGCGCCGCCCCGCAGTCGAGCTCCCGCGTGCCCTACAGGGACTCTCTTACGGAGCCGTCATCATGACCCACAACGGCTTCGAGAACGGTCGACTTTCCATCCTGCTGTCATCCCTCCCCGAGAACCTCCCGGTGGTCGTGTCTTCGGACGCAATCGACGAGAGCGAGATGGAGCAGGACCGGAGAGTCGCCGAGTGGCACGGGGCGGATTTCAAGTGGTCCCGTCCTTGGGCCGGAAGAGCCGGGAACGCCATCAACTGCATGAAGGTGACGAACTGGGTCTACACGCTCTTCCTGATGGACGACGTATGGCTCTTCCCGGAGACGACGCTCGAGGCGCTTCGCTGGGCATACATCTACCAGCAGCAGGGAATCCCGCTCGCGGCACTCGCAATCGGTGGCTACGAGTCCTACCACGACTGGAAGAAGTGGGGCTTCCAGTCCTGGCAAGACTGCCTCGACCGGCCGTTTCTGTTCGAGAAAATCCCGCCGCACCCCGGCTTCCTCCGTGCGCCCTGCCTTTACAAGAACCCGTTCGGGGCCTGTATGCTCATCATGCGCCCAGCCTATGACGACCTCGGAGGCTTCACGCCGAAATACTGGGCGAACGACGATGTCTTCAACCACGACGTCTGGTTGTCCGACAAGTGGGTGAACGCGGCGATGCCCGGCCGGGGATACATCCACTACGGAGCGCAGTCGAACCACTTCGGGGAGACGGCCGAGTGGATCGGGAAGTTCGAGGACGCGACAGGGATGACGGCGGAGCAGTCCGGAGCAAAGCAAGTCGAGTCGATCTATCGGTGGAAGGACAGGCTCGGCACGAAGTTCCTCGTGATGGGCGGAACGGAGTCTGTGTGATCGACAACCGAATATATTGCTCCATATGCGGGGAGTCGACCTACGACTTCATCGCGTGGGCCTATCCGATGGAACGGCGCTGGAAATGGAGCACAAACTGGGAGACGAACCTGAGTACCTGCCCTCGGTGCAACCGCGTGCGGCACTGCAAGGAGATCGAGGTGCCGTACAACAAGCATTTCGAGCGGAGCGCAGCATGACGGTCACAGAAGAAGAACTCATCGAGATAGGCCGGGCGTTCCAGACGCTCGGCGCTCATCTGCCGATTCGACGCGAGGGCGAGGAAATCCCAGATGCGCCTAGCGGGCGCTTTTCGGTCGGTTGGCACCGTGGCCCCGTCTTCTTCTATCGCAAGGGCAATCGGAAAATTCGGATGGGTCTCCATCTCTACGCGACTCCAGACGGGGGCGGGGACCAGCGTGTAGGCCAGTACGTAGACGAGACCTTCAACGAGACCCTCAAGGAGGACGGGCAATGAAGATCATTTGCCCAGCGGGCATCGGCGACTGGAGCTGGATGTGGTCGAAGCTCGTCAGCGTCAAGAACGAGATCGATAGCGTCCGCGTCATCGACGGGGCTCCCCGGAGAACCGTCCCCTACGTGAAGGCTTGCGGGGTCGAAGACGCCAACTACGACATCGACTTCCCGGAGAAGGACGAAATCTCGATCACCAGGGGCAACTACCAGATGATCCTGACGGTGGAGAGCCACCAGGGACTCATGTGGCACCAGCGCCCGACCTGGGAGAAGATCCGGAGCCTCGGCGTCCCGACCCTTCTCCTCGAAGCCAACCAGCACCTCGAGCAAGGGCTGCCGCTTCACGAGTGGCTCCCGGACCTTCCGACCGACTACCACTACCCTCTCTTCGTCTCGGACGCAGACCGGGCTTCCGGCCGGAAGAAGACCCTGAACGCCATCACCGGCACCCCCAGGGAAGCCGGGCACCCGATGACGGAAGGGCCAGTCGTCGGCTTCTCCTGCGCCTCCTACAAGGGCTCTGACGCCTGGGATACGTGGGGACGGGAGCAGTGGGTCGACTTTCTGACCCGCATCATGGCGCTCGGCTGGAGGCCGCTTGCGGTCGGAGGAGGCTGGGATGACCTCACCTACACCGTCGCCCTCGAGCTCGACCTGCCCCATACCGTCGGGAAGACGTCCGTCACCGAGATGATCGCCCAGATGGAATACCTCGATGCCTACATCGGCTTCTCGTCTGGGATGAACGTCATCCGCACAGTTTTGAACAAACCGGCAATGGCCCTTTGGCCGTGCAACGCCAAATGCGACCAGAAGGAGCTTTCCAGGTCGTGGGTTCCTCCCCTCATGCTGGAGTCCGAGCGGTACGTGGCGAGCGTGTGGAGGCCGGTCAACGACGTGTGGCCCGTCGCCAAGCGATTCCTTAACACATGCGGCATGGAGCTAGGCCCAGACTCACTGGTAAAAGCGTATCCAAACCGATACAACGGGAGCGGAGTGCAAGATGGCATTCGGTAAGCGCGGCAGTGGAGAGATCCTGAAGGCCGAGGTCGAGAAAGCTCGCCGCGGCACGCGGAAACGCTCGAAGTCGAAGAAAAAGGCCATTGCGGCTAAGAAAAAGGCCGTTCCGAAGGCCAAGCCGAAGGCAAAGAGGCGGCGGAAGAGGGTCTAGTTGCCGAGCAAGTGGCAATATCCACGATACGGAGAGGCTTGGAGCGAGTGCCAATGGTGCGGACAGGAGTATCCGGCATCGCTCATATGGCTGAATCCGCGCTACGGCTGGCAATGCTACAAGTGCTGGGACGGTCTCGTACAGAGAGACCAGATCCTACAGCCGATCTTCCCCTACGAAGGCACCCGTAGGACCCCAGCGCCGGTAATTCCGAGGCTGGAAGGCGTCGGGGCCTCCCTCGAACCGACTTACGACTACTTCCTCCGGGACCGCATCACCGGAATCGTCTACGAAGTCCATTTCCCGCCGTTCGGAGTCAACGACGGCGGATTCATCACCTACTTCACCACCACTCTCCCGACTCTGACCGTCTCCGACGAGACGGACAACGTCTGGGACGGCCTCCGGGGCATCACGAACGGCTGGGACGTCTACGTAAGGGACGGAGAGCTCGCTACCGAGCTGAACCCGATTGCCCTGAACCTCGAGATCGTGGATGGAATCTGCGATTTCGGCAACATTCCGTCGAATTGCACCGTCCTCATGCGGGATATCTTCACTTATTCCGTCTACACGGTGAACTTCGCGACGTCTCCGCCGACGCAGACCCTCGCTTACGCAATCGACAGCCTCGCACCCTACTTTTTCGACGCGGTTCTCCTCACGAACGGGTATTTCGCGGTCGTCAACGGGACGCTCGAGGCAACGCTAGTTCTCGACCCGGAATGGGTCATCTACACGAACAACTGCGTAGACGACACGATTCCGGGCGTGGATATCCCGACGACCCCGGGAGGGGGCACGGAGCCTCCGACGCCTCCGACGGTATGCGTTGCGGACGTGCTCGCCGTTCATGAAGACTTCGAGAGCGACCTCTGTGCGACCCCAAATCTCTCGGTCCACGAGGACTTCGAGAGCGAGCTTTGCGACACGCCGAATCTGGCGGTCCATGAGGACTTTGAATAGATGGCACTCGCGGACTGGACCCTCGTCTCGGACGACGCTCCGACCTGGACGCTCAACTCCACCTACGCGATCAAGGGGACGTTCTCCGGGGCCGTGTACGCGCAGACCCCGGATACTGGCCTTGCGAACTACGCGGTCGGGTACTCGCTTGCCCCGGTCAATTCCCCGTGCGGGCGGATTCGGACGATGTACAAGTTCGACCCGACGCTACGCGGGAACGACTCGATGGGCGTCTTCGCGCAGATGCAGACTTCGATCGGAACGAACCGGCAGGCCTACTTCGCGCTAGTAAAATTCCTCGGGGCGACGTGCAGCCTCCACAAGAACAACATCGTCACGGCCAACGGCGAGACGGGGCTCGTACAGGTCCCCTATGCGACCCCGACCTTGAATTCGGTCTACGCGATCCAGCTCAACTGGCAGACCGATCCGGTCTCCGGGGCGATGCTCTTGATCGTCAGCCTGGACGGCCCGATCGCCTCTCCCTCGACCTACGACTACTCAACCTTGACGACCGTCATCAGCTACACCGATTCGATCTCTCCCCTGACGACTTGTTACACGGTCGGGCTTGCGGGCCGGATCGAGCCGGTAGCGGTCCCTGGGCACTACCAGCTCTACGACGCAATCGACATCTACACAGACTAGGAGACCCTGAAATGGCAGCTAGGATTCCACTCGGAAAGGCGCTGACGAGCTCGGCCAATAGCGCGAGCATCCAGATCCGCCTCTCGAAGCCCCCCTACCTCTTCGTCTGCCCGTCGAACGGGTCGAATGGGTCGGCATGGACCGGGTCGGTCTATATCCAGATGACCGAGGACTCCATGCCGTCGCCGAATAACGGCGGCGGGGTGACAAACGGCGGCATCACGGACGCCAACGCCGACTGGAAAACCATCATCACGCTCGCAAGCGGCGGGGACCAGACCGGGTGGATTTATCCGCTCTACCGGGTGCGCGTCCTCACTTCCGGCATCACGGGTGGGACTCCGAACGTGTACATGCTGGAGGCTCCGTCCGAGGCGCTCGCCTTCGCCGAGTCAGACTGATGGAACGGAAGCATAAGGTAGCCTTCGCTGTCGGCTTCATCGTGACCCTGGCTTTCTACGCGATCGGCTGGGCAATCACGGTCGATCAGATTTGGCAAAACGTCTACGATTCAGCCAATACGGCACTTCGGCTGATCGTGGTTGCTAGTTCGTAACGCCTCCGGGCGGTTGGGAGGGGTGGGTGCGGGGAAGCTACAAAATCGGTGTCATTGCGGTCTTTTCCGCAGCTACAATCGCGCTCGCTGGCTCCACGCAGACGCGCGGAAGGTTAACCGGCAGGGCTCACCACGGCGGGGGTAGTATACCGCCAACGGCTACCGCTACTCCGACGTCCGCTCCGCCTGCTCCGACGGCGACTCGTACTCCGACCGCTACTCCGACGTCTACGCCGACTCCGGTCGTGACGCCGAGCGGCTGGGGCGCGGATACGGCGGGCGGCACCGGGCAGACCACCGTCCACGTCACCAATACGAATGACTCAGGCGCAGGGAGCCTCCGGACGGCCCTCTCGGCGGGCAACCGGAACATCGTCTTCGACGTCGGCGGGACGATCAGCCTGGCGTCGCGGCTTCTCGTGAACGGCTCGTTCGTCACGGTAGACGGGTCGACCGCCCCGAGCCCCGGCATCACGCTCACGAACTACAGCCTCCGGCTCGAGGGCAGCACGGTCCACGACATCATCCTGACGAACTTCCGCTCGCGCGCCCCGACGCTCGATACGGAGCCGGACAACGTCACGATCAAGAACGGGGCCTACAACATCCTGATCGACCACCTGTCCACGGATAGTCCGTCGGACGGGAATATCGACATCACCCTCGGCAGCCACGACATCACGGTCCAGTACAGCATTCTGAGCAACGGCACGAAGTCGATGCTCTTGAATTACGCGACCTACCACGTCTCGATTCACCATAACCTCTTCATCAATGAGCAGTACCGGAGCCCGAATACCCAGTACGACGACGCGGCTACGAGCATGTCTCCGAGCGTCATTTCGGACGTCCGGAATAACGTCATCTGGAACTGGGGAGACTCGGGCGGCGGCTCGATCTGGCAGTGCGGAGGCACCGGGAACGACGTCGCCAACTACTACTATTCGGGGGCGACGACGCCTTCCCGGAAGGCCAACGGCATCGTCAACGACGGATGTTCGGGAGGCACAGCACAACCCCAGTTCTACACCTCGGGGAACTTCAGCGGGGACGATTCCAGCTCGCATCTGAACGCGCAGGGAACGGTCGGCGGGGCCTGGTCGGCTCCGGTCATCGAAGAGCAGGCCGTCTGCGACGCAGCGACTCTCGTCAAGGGAGGGGCTGGAACGACCCCACTCGATGCGACCGATACGGCGCTTCTGAATGCCGTCTCTCTCGTCGGCTGCGTATCCCCGACGGCTACTCCGACGGCTACTCCGACGGCTACCAGGACTCCGACGGCAACGCCTACGGCAACCCGGACTCCTACTCCGACGCCGACACCGAGCGGGGGAATCAACCCGATCAATCCGGACTCTGATCTCACCTACCTCGGAGCTTTCCGGGTGCCGAACGACAACAACGCCGAGTGGACATTCGGGGGCACGGCCATGACCGTGAACCCGGCTGGAGACTCCGGAAACGGCTCCCTCTACCTGTCGGGCCTGACGATTGGGGCCGGGCACGGGAAATTCGCCGAGATCAACATTCCGACTCCGATCATCGATCCGGACCTGAACAACCTGACTCGGGCAACGACGATTCAGGCCATGGCGGATATCGCTCCGGGGCTACACCCGAACGACACACAGACGACCTTCCAGATGAGCGATCCGCTCTTCGGAGCCGTCAGCAATAAGTTGATGTGGACGCGGTACATCTTCTACCTCCCGGCGAGCGAGGCAACGCTCGGGTGCTCGAGCACGACCATATCGTCTCCGGCTCCGACCGGCCCCTGGAAGATCGGCCCGACACAGGCCGGGAACTACGGCGGAGCGACACTTGGGCGCTGGCTCTTCATGCTGCCGCAGTCGTGGGCAGACGCGCACACCGGGGGCCGGGCTCTCGCTACCGGGCGCTTCCGAACGAACGCGAACGCGGGCGGAACATCCTGGGGGCCGTCCCTATTCGCGCTCCCGATGGCTTGCACGTCCGGAGCCTCGGACGCTGTCGAGGTCATGCACAACACGTCCCGCGATACGCGCTGGGCGCATGAGACCTGGGCAGACGACTGGAACGATGCCGACTGGGTAACGACTCCGACCGGGAACAAGGCGGCGATGGTGGTTGCCGGGGCGAAGGCGGAGCGGGAAGACGGCGGAAACGCCTGCGGATTCAACTTCTGCGGCTCCAGCCGCGGCGCTCAGTACTACGGCCACCCGCAAGCACACGACTGCGGAGGGAAGGGAAACCACGGGGCACCCATCTTCGGGGCACTCCTCTTCTACAACGTGAACCAGCTCGCCTCGGCTGCCGATGGGTCGATAGCGAAGGACTCGATCGACCCCTACGCGATCTACCAGATACGGGCCAATCAGTACCTGACGAGCCAGTGCAAGAAGGGCGGATTCGGGGGCATTGCCTACGACTCCACACATCACCGGCTCTACGTCGCGGAGCTGAACGCGGAGCTTCCCTCGACGACTCAGAAGCCGATCATCCACGTCTGGGCGGTTGCGGACGGAGGGGGCTCGGCAGACACGACGGCTCCGGCAGTACCGACGGGACTCCACACGACGAGCGTGTCCGGAGCGGGCGTTGCGCTTGCCTGGAATGCGGTCACGGACCCAGCGGGCGGGGTCGTCTACATCGTCTACCGTAACCCGATTGACCAGGAGCTATTCGCTCCGGAGACGACGGTGCCTTACGGGCAGCGGTATCCGGCTGGGCCACAGCCATTCGCGATCACGTCGAGTCTCTCCTACACGGACGACTTGGAAATCAACTCGGGCATTACCTACACGTACTATGTGGCGGCGCGCGATTCGCTCGGGAACACGAGTGCACGGTCGAGCGGCGTAACGGCGGCAATCCCATAGCAGGGAGGCGGGGAGCGTAGATGAACAAACGGCGAAGTACCGTGATTATGTGGGGCCTGGTCGGCGTTCTCGCCGCGTCCATGCTCGGCATCACCACGGACCAGATCATCCAAAACGTCTACGACCCGGTAAACACCGCTCTACGGGCAAACGTCATCGGTGGGAGCGGCTCGCTCTCGCTGACCGTCGGGACGACTCCGATCACGAACGGGGCCGATACGCGAGTCCTCTTCCAAGACGGTACGGTACTCGGGGAAGACTCGGGACTCGTCTTCAACAAGACGACGAATGCGGTATCGGCGGGCGGAGACGTCACGGCCGGAGCCCTCGGGACGGGACCGGGAACCTTTACTGCGGATGCCGATAGCTGCGTCACGCTCTCCGGGGCCTCGACGAACGTCCTCTGTTCGGACGCGGTCGGGGGATGGCTCGCCTCCGAGCTCGGCGGCGGATACTCGCATCAGCTCACGGCCAACTCTACGGACGTCGTCACGAACAAGACTTTTAACGGCATCACGTTTACCGGAGCTGTCACGGGACTCACCTCGGGACTCGTTCCACTGGCTTCGTCTTCGACGGGCCTTGCGGATTCGTCCTCCTACCGAGTGAGTCTGGCAAACTCCGGCTCTACCGGAACGACGGTCAACAAGACCGCCAAGCTCTCTTCGGCTGGGGCAGGCGTCATCATGTCGGCAGGCGATACGGCGGGTATCTTCGGCATCGTCGAATCGGGAGCAGGAACGACGGGAAGCGCGATCGTCACCCTGATCGGCCTGACGACTTGCGTCTCTGACAACTCGACCACGACCGGCCATTACGCGGGGCTCTCGTCTTCGGTTGCAGGAGACTGTACCGACCTCGGAGCCTCGTTCCCGTCTACCGGAGTCGCCGTCATCGGCACATGGAAGGAGACCGGAGCGGCTGCGGCTCGGTCGATCCTTTTCAACACTCCTGACGTGTCGAGCGTGAGCGCGGCGACGAACGGAAACGGCAACGGCCCCGGCGTCAAGGGTTCGGGCACGGCGAACCTCATCCCCAAGTTCAGCAACGGCAACACCATCGGGAACTCGTCGATCACGGACAACGGGACGACCATCAGCTCGAGCGAGATCCTGTCGGTTGGGGCACTCACCTACAACGGGAAGCTCAACATCGCGGACATCACCGCCGAGAACGCGAGCTTCACCATCGCTCACCGGATCGAGTACGTGACCACCTCGACGAGCACGATCGTAGCGACGACTCCGACCTCCCCGACGGTTGGGGACACCTACACGGTCGTCAAGGTAGACAGTGGAAACGGCAACATCACCTGGACGCGGGCGGGCTCCCAGACGCTCAACGGAGCAACCACGCGGGTCGTGTCGGCGCAGTACGCCGTCGATACCTGCACGTACATGGCCTCGAACGTGTGGATTTGCCAGGGTAACGGGACATGATCCGTAGACTCCTAGTCGCTCTCCTGGTCACGGTCGTCGCTGCGGGTGGGGCGTTCGGCTCCATCTACTCGACGACGATTCAGGCGGATGCCCCGGTGCATTGGTACAGGCTCGGAGAAACGAGCGGGACGGTCGCGAACGATGCCGGATCGTCGGTGGTTGCCGGAGACTACGCCGGAACCCTGAACACCGGGTATTTCCTGAGCGAGGTAGGCATCACCGGGGCGCTCCCGAATACGGCCGCTCGGTTCAACGGGACGACGGGGGACGTATCGACCAATCTGGCGACGGTTGCGGCCGTGGGTATCCCGTCATCGGCGAACGGCGTCGGGTGGAGCTTCGAGGGATGGGCAAAGACGTCCGCGAACGCCACCACGCAGTCAATCGCCGGGAACAACGGCACCAAAGCTGGCTGGGTAACGGGCTTTCACTCGACGAACAAGTTCTTCTTCAACATGGACAACGACTCGGGGACCTGCGGCGGTTCGACTTACGGCACCACCGGGAACGTCGGAAGCTGGTCCACCGGGAACTACTACCACGTCGTCGCAACGAGCATCGGAGCCGGATCGGCGCAACTGACGAACATGAAGCTCTACGTGAACGGCTCCCTCCTCTCCACGGTTACGAGCTTTACCGGATCGATCTGTACGACGGGAATGCACGTCGTTCTCTTGGCCGCGCGCGACGGAACCACTCCCGGCCTCTTCATGACCGGCACGCTGGACGAAGCGGCCTTCTACCAGGCGCAGCTCTCCCAGACCCAGGTGACGACCCACTACAACGCGGGCATCTCGGTCTCCGGCTCTTTCGCCTGGCCCTTCCAGACGAGACGCCCAGAACTTCCCGGCTTCATCAACAAAGATTACTTGGCCCAGGCCGTGGCACGCGGGTACAATACGGGGCTTCTGACGTCACGGGAGATCCACCCACAGCTCCTGAACGTCGGCTATGCGAACTTCGCACAGATGCCCTGGGGGAATGTTGGACACTGACACTAGCGGAATCGTCCGAATCGCGGCGCGGGTGGTGATGTATGCGGTGGCGGGGCTCTGCCTTATCTACATCTTCAACTAAGCCTCCGCTCCGGCTGAACGTCGTGGCAAGGATCGCCCTCGTCGTCTGGGCGATGCTGCTCGCTGCCCGCTGCCATTCCTACTGCGAAGTCTACGAGTGGGAGCAGCACCCCTAGGATGACTCTCCTTGCCGACTACGCCCCGCTCCTGATCGCCGTCAGCGCGGGGATGCTTTCCTTCGCCTGCCTCTACTACCTCGCGCTCCTGATTGTCCTCTGGGCTATTCGGAATTCCATCGACCGGCTATCGCGCGCCGTCTACATGACTCGGAAACAGCCCGAACGAGAGCCGGAATGGCGATAGATGCCTGACATGATCCACGTTCTCGCCGACCAGCTTTCCACTCTCGCCAAGTCGGTCCGCCACCACGAGACGATTACAAATGCCGTCTTTGAGGGAAACCCCGACGGGCTCGTGGTAGTGAATGAACTCGGCACAATCGCTATGGTGAACGAGAGCTTAGAAAGAATGACCGGCTACAACCGACGGGACCTAGTCGGGAGGCCGGCGGAGATTTTGGTTCCGGAAGGAAGCCGCGAAAGACACGTCATGCACAGACTCAGCTACCTCATCAAGCCGACCGCGCGGCAGATGAATGGGGCGTTCACGATACAAACCGCAGACGGGGGCGCTCTTCCCGTAATGGTCGGGCTCTATCCGGCAGGTTCCAACGGGGACCGCTGGGTCGTAGTCACCGTTCGGGGTCGGCTTGGGTGAACAGCATGACATCGCCTCTGAGCTCGACGCTGTAGCCAAGAAACTCATCCTCACCAAAGGGCAGCGAGAAGTCCGGATCGCCGACATCGTCGCCCTCCTGTCGATTGCCGGGATGATCTACACCTTCATTTCGTCCCAGTCGGCTCTCCAGGCAGCGATCGGACTGAAGCTCGACCTCCTCGAGCGGGAGATCGCGGAGCTTCGGAAGATCTCCGATCCGGTGCCGATGATGGTCTACAAGGTCGATGCGCTCGCGCGGTCGCAGGAAGAGAACGAGCGGCAGAGGCAGATGGCCATGCAGGACCTTCGCGAGATGCACGACAGCCTGATTGCGATGGGCATCAACCTGAAAGGCAAGAGGTAGTGAGTGGAGGAGGAGGACCAGGGGCCGCGGGAACGCCGCCCGCGATTCATGTTCAGGCTGTCTCTTACAGCCATCCTCAAGTGGCTGTTCGGCAGATGAGCGACTTCGACAAATGCGTCTCGATCATCATCGACGACTTCGAGGGGGGCGACAAAGTCGTCTACGACTCGGGCGGAGCCACCCGGTTCGGCATCTCCTCCAGGGCCCACCCCGGTCTCGACATCCCGAACCTCTCCAGGGAGCAGGCAATCGAGATTTACAAGCGGAGTTACTGGGACGAGATCGGAGCGGACAAGCACCCCTGGCCGATGAACCTGGTGCTCTTCGACGCGGCCGTCAACCAGGGCGCTCCCTACGCCGAGGCGCTTGCCATGTCCGCCGTCGATTACGTGGAAGCGCTTCTCATGAGGGTGGAGCGCTATACGGACATCGCAAAGAAGAACCCGCTCCTTCGGAAGTACCACTACGCATGGGTCAATCGTGTCGTCAGGATCTACGAAATGCTACAAAAGGCATGAGGGAAAATCGATGACTTGGGTACTAGACCTTCTGAAGCTCCTCTTCGGTAGCTCGTCGAACGCAGCCCTTCTGACCGTGGCTCGGGACGTGGTCGCAGAGGCTACGACCGCGCTCATCAACAACATCGCCGCGGTTGGGGTCGAGGACGGGGCTCGGTTCATCGCCGACGCCCGCGCGCTCTCCGTCCAGATCAACGCGAAGACGGATGCTACCGGGGTCCAGAAGATGGAGCTTTACCTGTCGGCCGCCAAGGAACTGATCGTCGAGCTCGGCGGGGACGTCGGGCATGTGCTGGCGGAATCGGTCACTCGGACGCTCGCGGAGCTGTTCCACCAGACCGACGCTAACCTTCCGCGTGGATGAGAAGAAGAAAGTAAGAGAGTGGATCGAGACAACGTTCGCTCTCTCTTGGAAAGACGAAATCGAGTTATCGCTGGCGTGGGGAGTGCTGAAGCGGAAGGGGCCGATCATGAAGGAAGTGATAACGAGGTTCTGGACCGACCCGGCTTACTTCACGGCCGCGTGCCGGTCTCTCGCGACACTCATAGCGACACTAGTCCTGACGGGAGTCATTCCGGTCCCGGAGTCGATCTCGCATCAGGTCTGGTGGACGGCAGTCGTGCTACCGGCGCTTTCGCAGCTCTTCCCGGCTGGGCAGACAAACCGGACGGACCAGCAGGTCAGGGACGTCGCGCGAGGGTTTCCAGGGAAGCTGTGAACGACGGGAGCGCATGGAGATGGAGAGACATCCCATTTCTGATTGCGCTCGCCTTCCTCGTCATCGCCGTCTGGGTCCTTCGGGAGAATGATTAAATGGCAGTCTTCTATACGTTCCTACAAGCCAAGCAGGAGCTTCAGTACCGGCTCGGGAACCGGACCGACCTAGGGTCCGGGAGCCAGGACCGGCTCTCCCTCTGGCTCGACGTTGCGCAGATCCAGGTCTCTTCCTGCGTCATCTCGTGCGAGACGCTGGATGTCGTCAGCTTCCCGCTCACTACCGTGCAGGGGCAGACGGAGTACAGCCTCCAGTCGATTCTCCCTCCGGCAACGAACGTCATCGGGTTACGCGATCTCCGGAACAACACGACCGGAAACAAGATGCGCCGGTTCGACTGGCAGGAATACCGGAGCTTGAACCAGCAGGCACAGGGGCAGCCGCTCCGCTGGGCGCGGCTCGGGTATATCTTGGCGTTCGACCCGCAGCCGGACAACGAAGGCCCGTACACCATCTTCATCGACTACCGCCGGGAGCCGCAGCGAGGCATTTCGGAGCTTCCGAATCGGTTCCAGGACAGTTGGATCACGGCAGCCGAGTGGATCGGCTGGAAGGCGCTGCTCAAGCCGGAGCGGGCGCAAGCAGCGTTCGCGCTCCTCCCGGCGCAGCTCCAGACCATGCTCGCGCGGCCTCTGGACTGGGACCAGTGGGATGCCATGTGGGACAACGACCTCGGCATCAGGCCACTTGGGTTCGAGTATCCGTATCTCGTAGGGCCGTGACCGGGTGGCAACGCAATATCGAAAGGACGCCTCGACCGTCCTGAACATCCTCCTCCCCCGTCTCCCGGCTTCTAAGCCGTCGGACTGGTCGGAGAAGAGCTCGTTCGACTGGGCGAAGGGACTCCTTCGGAGCCTGGATTCGTTCTTCGCAATCGTCCACCGGATTCAGGACAACGGGACGGACCAGCCGCTTCGGGCAAAGCTCAACTTCCTCGGAGCCTCCGTTACGGACGACCTCACGAGCGACGCGATTCAGGTATCGATTGCCGGAGGCGCAGGGGCGGCTCCGAAGAACGCTAGCTACATCTGCGTATCGCTGAACGGGGACTTGACTGCGGAGCGGACGCTCTTTGCCGGGGACGGCCTCACGTCCACGGACAGCGGAGCGGGCGCAAACTTCACGCTCCAGGTCGGCGCGGGGACTGGTCTGAACGTCCAGGCAGACGTCGTGAACCTCGCCAATACCGCAGTCACGCCGACGACCTACGGGGACGCAACGCACGTCGGCCAGTTCACCGTGGACCAGCAGGGACGGCTGACGGCCGCAGCGCCGATCGCCATCACTCACCCGGTGCCGACGGTCGTCGGGCAAGCCTATATCGTGTCAGGGCTCCCGGCTGCGCCGCCGCAGGGGACGCGCGCGTGGGTGACGGACGCGACTGCGCCGGTCTTCCTGACCCCTCTCGTCGGACTCGGTGGCGTGGTGTGTCCGGCCTTCTATGACGGAACGAATTGGGTGGCGGCTTGACGATCGAAAACAAACAGCTTCCGTTCCAAGGAATGAGCGATCACGACGCGCTCCAACTCGAGCCGCAGTTCGCGGCGAACGTCCGGAACGTGCGCTCCTTCCGGGAGCGAATCGTTCGGTCTCCGGGTGGGACTCTTCTCGCTCCGCCTCCGGACCCGTCTGCTGGGAACCCCGGCTACGGAGCCGTAGTCGGGACGTTCACGAAACAGGCGGGGACGGGGAATCAGACAGTCTCGCACTCCCTCGGGCACGCCCCATCTGCGCTCATACTCTATTCCGTCGGAACGACCACGTCGGACAGCGTCGTAGCGAACTACCACTGTGGCTTCGGATTCACCGACGGGACCACGTCGCGGTCGGTCTGCTCGGCGCAGCTCGACAACATCGCAACGGGTGGGGCCACCGGACCGAGTCCCGGCGCGCGGCGAATGACCGCAACGCTCCTCCAACTCTGCAACAGCACGGGCTCGGCGACCGTCCTATCGTCGGCAACGTTCGTATCGTTCTCGTCGTCGAACTTCATCGTCAACTGGACCACGAATGACGGCCAGCCCGCCCAGATCAACTACATCATCATCGGTGCGACCAACGTGCACGCGAAGGTGATCGGCTGGCGGCAGGACGGCACGACCTCGAACCAGGTCATCACAGGGGCGGGTTTCAAGCCTCAAGTCGTGATCCACTTGATGAACGATGCTCCGAGCCTCCCGTTTGGCGGCTCGGCCGAGCGGCTCACCATCGGGGCGATGGACGATGCGGGTAGGCAATTCGCCTACGGTTCGAACGCTCAGGCCACCTCTTCTGACCACGAGTCGGGGAGTGCGCTCCGGACGGACTGCTGCCTCGTGTCCTACGGAGAAACGACATTCCCGACGCCGCACAATTTTGCGTCATACGTGTCGATGGATACCGATGGGTTCACGGTAACGAACTCGGCACCGACTGGCCCGAGCTTCCCCCCGAACTACTTCGTTGGGAGCCTGTGCTTGAACGGACTCGACTTCGCGCGGGTCGGCACGTTCAATCGCACGACCGCGTCCGCGCCGACGAGGCAGGACGTGACGGGACTCGGCTTTATGCCGGTAGCCACCATGCTCGTCGAGTGCGGGAGCAACAACAACAGTGTCAGCGTCGGGGCAGCGGACACCGTGAGCCAGTTCTCCGCTGCTTACTATACGGCCGAGGGCGGGAGCCGAACGAGCACCGTATCCTATACGACCGCGCAGCGGGCACTCGTCGACATCACGTCCCCGGAGGCCTCGCGGGTCGCAAACGCGATCGGAACCCTAATCGCGTACAACGCTGACGGATTCACGCTGAACTATACCGTTACCAATTCGCGCGCGGCCCCCGTCGGCTACGTGGCGCTGAAGTTCGCGTCCTCCACGGGCGGCCTTATCGGTATCCCCAGGAATTACCCGGAAGTCTACGTCGACCCGTCCGGTCCGGCTACCCAGAAGTACGTGATGCTGACTCACAAGTCGGCCTTCATTTATACCCCCTCGACCCCTTCGACGGGTGTCTTCACGCCGACCGCCGAGGCATACACCGGGAACCAGTACCAGCGCTTCTCGATCGCGAACACGCAGGGAATCGCTGCGTGGAGCCAGGGAGTGGACAATATCCGCGAGTGGGACGGAACGAACTTCTCCGCGCTCGTCACGAGCGGACAGGACCACGCCGCACGGGCACTCATATCGTTCGCGGACCGGATCGTCTCCATTCGCCCCTACTTCGGCGGAGCGGACCATCCGACACAGATCCGGTGGTGCATCAACGGGGACGTGAACGACTGGAACGGGACGGGAAGCGGAGTGCTCGAGATCATCGAGACGTCACAGGACCCGCTGATAACGGGCTTTGTCCTCGCGGACCGAGCGTTCCTAGCCAAGCGCCGGGAGATCATCGAGCTTCTCTACACCGGCACACTCAGCCCCGTCTTCGGCACGGTCCCCCGGATACGCGGTATGGGAGTCCTCGCTCCCCACTCGGTGGCACTCGCGGAGCAGCTCGCTTTCTGGCTCGGACCAGACGATGTCTACATGTTCGACGGGTCCACGCTGACGGCTATCGGCGAGCGGATGTACAACACCATTACGAGCTTCATCAACTACCAGAACCTCGACGTCGTTCAGGGGGCCGTGTACACGCCGGACTCCCAGTACCATCTGGTCATCCCGCCGTACAAATTTGTGTACGACTACCGGAGGGACATCTGGGACTGGGACGACGTCTACGACTTCCAGGCTATCGGGACTTACAACGTCGGGGACGGGAACAACTTCACCGCCGATATCGACAAGTCGGAATTCATCGTAGTCGGGGATTCTTCGGCGCAGACGACGCGTGTGGACTTCCAGGTGACGGGCTGGCTCGGAGCTCCAATCGACTCCTACTTCGAGACGAAGGACTATACCGCCGACGACATCGGGCGGCAGGCCGGGCAGATGGGGCGGTTCTCCGTCTCCCTGTGGGACCTGAACTCGCTCCGAGAGGTGCGGTTCCAGGGGCCTCCAGGGAACATCGTCGAGGTCGGAATATCGCTTGACCGGGGGGCAACCTGGGAGCTTTGGCCTGTGACGATCAATCAGTTCGGAGTCGGAGCAGCGTGGTTCCAGCGGGCGTTCAGTATTGTGCGGTTCCGGTTCCGGGACTTCGGTACGGACAGCTACGAGATTCGCGGGCAATGGGGATTCGATGTAGAACAAGCCGGGTACAACATCGCGTGAGATTCAAGACGGAGAAGATAGATGGCGGACTCAGATTCACGGCCCCGGACGGCTGGGTCGATCTCCAGCTCCTCGACGACGGCAGGGCTTACGTCTTCCTCGGCACCTACAACGGGACCATCCCGGAAGTATTCGGGGCGAGACTTTGGCGTCTGCTTCATGATGGGACCCCTGAGCTCGGCCTCCGCGTGGTGGCGTATGATGACGCTCAGGACCCGTTTATTGAGCGAGTGCTGATCGCCGCGGGATTCTCGAAAGATGGAATCCGGCGCGGGTGGCACGCCGATGGTCAAGACGGTGTAATCTATAGTATTCTCGCCTCGGAGCTTCGCTTTGAAATCAAGGAGCCGGTAGATGATGGAAACGGACAGGTTGGGGAGGCTGCTGAACCTCTGGACGCAGGAAATGCGGGGGCTCCCCTCTCATAACGCCGACTCCTACTTTCAGGGCCAGAACCCGATGGATGCCCTAGCCGGGCTCCAGCAGCTCCACGGCGGGGCGCAGGGAGCCGGGCAAGACCCGCTCCAGATGCTCCGGTTTCTCCAACTCGGGAATCAGATCCAGGGAGAGATGGGCCACGGGCAAGACGATCAGGTGATGCAGCTCATCCAGGCTCTACTCGGGCCGGGCGGCGCGGCGAATAAAGCGAGGTAATTGTGGCGAATTTCTTTCAGCCAGGCGATTCCAAGGGAACCCAGAACACCTCGACGACGCCGTCTCCGGCCGACCAGGCGCTGGCGAAGTTCCGGGCGGCGATTCTCGCGCATGTCCTGAACTACCAGGGACAGCCCCGGACTGGGTTCTCTCAGTTCGCGGGTGGCGCTCCTGTGTCGCCGAAGCTGCCTCCGAACCTCGGGGCAGGACTCCCGGATCTCCTTCAGGCAATGAGCCAGCCGGGTGCCTTCACCCGCAATGCATCCCAGGAGCTTTCAGGCCACGGGCCGACCCCGTCGATGGCGAGCGACATCGGACAGGGCCTAGGGCTCCTGAGCCTCCTCAGTTCGACGGGCGTGCTCGGGGCGGGGGCAAGGGGAGCCGGAGACATCTTCGACTTCATTCGAGGCCTCCCCTCGAGCAATCTAAACCTCGGCCCGACCACCGGATCGAGCCCCGGAATGAATGCTTACGGCACCGCGAACGACAACACTCTCGCTGGCCTCGGCACGGTCGGCTCTCCGACGGATCAAGTGCCCTATGCGGGCGCGGGAGACTCCGGGGCTAGCCTACTAGCGAGCATCCTCGGGTACGGCAGCTACTAAGTGGCGGACGTAGCCGCAGCGCCGAGTCCGGAGCAGGCGTCTAACCCGCTCTTCCAGCAGCTGGCGAGCCGCTACGGCGTCAACGCAGCGCTCGCGCTCCTGCCGCTCTTCAGCGGCGACTCGAGCACGGCTTCCAAGGCGTTCGCTGGCGGGTCTCTCGCGGGCTCTGGTGCTCAGGCAGCGGGTGCCCTGGGGGGCAGTCCGGCGCTAGCGAGCCTAGGATCGAAGATCGGCACGGGACTCGGCCTCGCTGGGCTCGGCTACAACGCCTACCAGACGCTCAACAACCCGAACCTCGACGCGGCCCACAAAGGGGCGGCAATCGGAGAAAACGTCGGGGGCCTCGGGGCTACGTATTTGTACGGAGGCTACGGGGCTCTGCCGGCTATCGCGACTGCGCTCGGGAACCAGTTCCAGAAGTCGGGGAGTCCGCAGGTTCAGGGACTCGGCCGGGGCCTCACGACCGCGGGGCATCCCGTGGCGGACGTCACGAAATCCCCATTCAACACGAGCGGAGCGAAGCAGTTCACCGAGACGATGGTGCTCGGTGGGCCGGCTGGGATGGCCCTCTCGAATGCGATCGGCTTCAACCCGTTCGAGCCGACGCCCACGAAGGGGACGGAGTTTCGGACGGGAATGCAGTCGATCTTCTCGAAACTGGGACTCCCTGGGTTCAACCGGGCGGATGCGAACGTCTATACGGCGGGTGCTGACCCGGCTTCTTTCTACGCGAAGTACAACCCGCAAGCGGTATCCGATGCTCAGAAGCTCGGGACGCTGCTCGCGCAGTATTCTCCGCACGGGAAGAACAACCAGGATTACTCGACGCAGACCCAGAACATCCTTCTCAACACGTTCGGCAACAACATCAGCGGGCAGATGCCCGACATACTGAAAAAGCTCGGCGTTTCGTGATAAAGGAAGATCATGGCGACTGACCTGTTCGGACAAAATGGGATGATGTCCTTCCCGACGACCGCCTGGAACAGCGGCGTGAATCCGACGGCGAACCTCGGACCCCCGACGACTCAGGGGAACGTGTCGTTTGGCCCACGAGGCCCCCAGGAAACGCTCATGGACAAGTTCTTCGGCGGGGCGCTCACGGGACAGGGCGGTGGGCCGGTCGGGAACATGCTCTACTCGCTCGGGCAAGGCATCCTGCCGAAGCCGATGCAGGACATGATAACCGGGACCACGAACGACCAGTTCGGGAAGCTCGGCGCACGGTTCGGTACGGATCTCGGCACGGCGGTCTCTCGAGGGCTCGGGCAGGCGGGCTCTACGCAAGCGCTCAACGCCATCAACTCGATCATCGGCCTCGGCGGAACGACGGCTGGGTTCGAGTTCCAGCGTGGAGAAAACGGCATGAACCGGGCGCTCCAGGAGTTTCTCCAGGGGAACAACCAGGACTCCACGATGCAGCTCCTACAGATGCTCCTCGGCGGCGGTTGATAGATGAACCTGTTCGACTTCATGGCCGCCAATAACGGCCCCCAGCAGCAGCAGGACCCCGCTGACATGCTCGGCGGTGGTGGAGTCGGGCTCTCTCACGGGGACGCCATGACGCTGTCGCTCCTGAATGCGATGCAGCAGCAGGCGCAGGCCGGGACGCAGCGGACGGCTTCTCCGATCGGGTCCATTGCTCAGTCGCTCGGGCCGCTTCTGGCTGCACCGATTCAGGCTCAGCAGATGGAGCAGCAGTCGATGCTCCAGGGGCTTCTCCTTCGGGCGAAGATCGCGAGCCTCCTCGGGAAGGATCAAGCGGACCCGGCCGATGCGGCATACAAGACGGCGCAGACGCGGAACCTCAACGCGGAGGCGACGCTACATGAGAACGAGGCGAAGGACCCGCTTGCGAGCCTGAAGCTCGGCGGAGAAGATCGCCTCATTGCCCAGAACCTACAGGCACAGGGCATCCAGCCGACCGCTCCGAACATCCTGAAGTACAAGGAAGACCAGCAGCTAAGGAACGACCAGCGCTTCATCGAGCGTTCAAACGCAATCACTCAGAATGCGCTCGCTACGCGGGACGCGGACGCCCAGGCGAAGCGCCTCATTGCCCCAGCAGACTCGCTCCCGGAGAACAAGGGCTACACGGTCCTCGATCTCAATACCGGGAAGCCAGCGCGTGTTTCGCAGGGACAATTGGATGACCCATCGAGTCAGTACGCGAAGTTCAGCACCAAGGACATGCAGATCATCAACGGGGCGAAGGTCATCGCGCAGCAGACCGCGCGCCTGAAGGAGCTTATCCCCAAGATTCTCCCGGAGAATCGAGTCTGGGCACCGCTCTCTCTCGTCGGGCAATCGATGTCCTCGGACGAGCAAACCGGCAAGGATACGGGCGAGTTCGACAACCTGGCCGACATCACGAACATTCAGGGCATCAAGGAGTTCGTTGCCGGGCGCGGGCCGAACCAGACAGAGATCAACAACATCGGCCCCATCCACCGCTCGGTGGACAATCAGGCGCGGGCTCTCGGTAAGGTGGAGGCGCTAGAGGGGACGATCCGCAGGGAACTGGCCGCCCGAGGCATCAACCCGGAAGCCTTCTTCAAGCAACCGGCTGCATCGCTATCCGTCGCTCCTCGGGGTGGGGCACAAGCAACCCCGTCTCGACTGGATGAGGCGAGTAAGACCATCGAATGGCTCCGGGCTAATAAGACTCCGAAGGCCGAGGCTGCGAAGTTCCTGAAGACTCTCTACGGGGACCTCTCCGTCGATATCCAGTAATGCCGACGCTAAGCGAACTCCTCGACCAGGCTTACGGGCCTGACGGCGGGAAGTCCGAGGGCACGCAAGCCTTCGAGGCCGCGACCAGCTCGACCCCGATCTCCCTTGGGCGGACCGAGCCCCTAGCGCAAGCGGCACAGTCCGACGTCAAGGGCCTCTCGAACCTGATCGGCAACCTCTCGAACCCCCGCAACATGCCGCAAACGGCGGGTGCGCTCATTCAGGCAGGCGGCACGGCCATGCTTGGGCCGGAGGCTCCAGGGGTCGGCAATGCGCTGCTCCGGATGCTGATCGGGGCGGGCACGTCGATGGTCGGCGGGTCTCTACAGAGGGGCGAAGTGACCCCGACCGGACTCATGCAGGACGCGGCTCTCGGAGCAGGCAGCGAAGGGCTCGTATCGGGTGGCGGGTGGCTGGAGCGGCAGCTCTCCGGCAAGGCCGGGCTACAGGCCGAAGCGGCTGCGGCGGAAGCCGAGGCAGCATCCAATCTCGCGGCCACTCGGAGCAACGCCGAGCTCGCGCAGAAGGCGAAGCTCGCCGATGTCGAAGGCGCTGCTGCCGCAAAAGCAACAGCCGAGCAAACGGCATTCGACACGGCACGGACGGGGGCTATCGAGGATCAGAAGGCCCGGCTTGCCGACGTATCGAAGGCAGCGGGAGCGGATGCTCTAGCGGGACGTGAGGCAGCGGTCTCTGACGTGGAGAGCGCCAGGGCGAAGCTCGATGATCTCCTGCTCCGGCATTCGGACCGCGCCGCTCAGCTTGCCCACGGCGACGCGCTCGAGGCCGAAGTACGGAGAGTCATCGGAGCCCCGTCTCCTCTCGAAAACCCGACGATCGAGAGCCTGAACGAAAGAGCCATGCCCGTTCGGTCCTTGGCGGAGCGAGGCGTCAGGGGCGTCTTTCGCGGCATCGGGCAGAAGTTCGAGGACCTCCTTCAGCCCTACTACCAGCTCCCCGTCTCGGGGGACTTCCGCTCCATCGTTGATGCGGAACGCTCCACGCTCGAGGCTGGCGGACAGACCGTGACGCCGAAGATGACGAAGCTGATGGACGAGGTGGCGGGACTGAATCCACCCACCCCGCCCCCTCCGCCCTCCGGCCTGGTAGACCCGCGAGACGCGAACCGCCCTGGCCGGATGACCCAAGCCGAAATCAAAGCGCGGACAATGGGTATGCTCGGACGAGGGCAGCCAGGGACGACCGTTCAAGAAGTGGACGGGCTTCGGAGGCGGCTGACAGGCGTCGTGACGGGTGACGGATCATCGACTGATCGGCTCGTTGCGAACCGGATGATCCAAGCTCTCGATAGCCACCTCGAAGGCGTCCTTCCTCCCGAGACGCAAGCCGCGTGGACGCAGCTACGGAGCGACTGGCGAGAGGCCAACAACGTATTCTCCCCGAACTTCCGCTCCATGCTCTTCAAGGCGGACACGCCGGAGCGGGTGGCGGACGTGCTCTATGGGTCGGCGCAGGGGAAGAATGCGGACCGGGTCCTGACGGTCCTCGGGAAGACTCCGCCCGCAGAGAAGCCGCTTCTCCGGTCTGCGTTCGCCGAGAAACTCGCACGCGGGGATGTCGTCAAGAACGTCGAGGGCCTAGACCCGCGGGTCTTCAAGGCATTCTTCAACGGGAGCGGATTCGAGAATCCGAAGGCATGGACGGACGCTCTCCGGACGAACATTTCCGAGAAGTTCGACATGCCGACGATCCTGTCAAATCCCGTTACGGCTGCGAAATTCAACGCCCGCATCCAGGAAGGCATGAACTCCTTCGGTGCTCGCAAGGCACAGGCAGCTATCGATGCCGCCGAGGCTCATCTCCGCTCGGTGAAAGATCCGGGTGCGGCAATCGCAGATGCGATGAAGGGCGAGCTTACGCCCCCGCAAGCCGGAGATATCGCGATGCGCGGGAAGGCTCGTCCGGACGTGAATCAGGCGGTTGCCTCGGCTCGCGCAGCCGAGCTCACGCCCCCGCAGGCGGGTGACGTTGCTACGGCAGGCATGGAGCGCCCTGACGAAGCACGAGTACGCGGCGGCATGGAAGGGATGCGAGAACCGCTCCTCGGCCAGCATTTCTCCCACTACATCCAGCGCCACATGGCCTGGAAGGTCGGACTCTCGATGGCCGCTATCGGGATGGTGTCTCACAACCCCGCAGCCCTTGCCGTCCCGCTCGTCTACCTGGGCGGAAGCAAGGCAATCGGCTCGGCGCTCGCCAACCCGGTGATCGGGAAGACCTGGTACAACATGCTCACGTCGAAGAACTACGAGCAGGCTGGGTTCTGGCTCGGTCGGCTTGCGGCGGGAGTCTTGTCCGAGTCGGTCCGAGAAGCCCGCCCACGCGACAAGTAGTCGCTGTCCCCGAGTAGCGTCTTAGCGATATCAGCGAGGTCCCAGGCGAGTATCCTGGTACTCTCCTTCTGCGTCAGCTCCCCTTCCTCGACGCGCCTCAAGTGAGCGGACTCGGCTTTGGCCGCCGCTAGCCGCAGCCGCGCCTTCGTCTGAGAGCTCACGAACTCGATCACCTTCACCGTCGTCATCTTGCGTGGTGAAGGCCCCAGAAGCTACCTCTGAGGCCCCGAGAACGAAGCCGAGTCCGACTCCGAGGAAGACTCCGATCATGAAGAAAGTCATGATGTAGCGCCTCATTGCTTTCTCACGGGTGGCCCCCGGCCCAGTTCACGAGCGGGCCAACGACGTGGTTCATCCACCAGAGGAAGGCAACAAAGAGAGCAGGGCCGACGATGAAGATGGCTATGACCGCCATTGCGAACCCAATCAAGATTTCCTTCATCACGAGTCCTTCCTTGGCGCGAGCTTCAAGATGCGCGCCTCGATGCCGTTCATCCTGACTCCGTGGACGTCGTGGAGGAGCTTGTAGAGGAGGAGCAGGATGCGTTCCTCCGATTGGAGCACCTCCGCGACTTTGTTCTGCTGCGCGAGTTCTGCTTCCTGATCGATCATGACTTACCCCCCCGCCCGCGTTGACGAGCACGCGCTTTCGATGATCGCCCCGACTGCTCCGGCGATACCAACGAGGCCGTGATCCTCGGCGAGGTACTCCGCAACCTGCTTCGCCACGCGCTTGACGTCCTCCTCGGAGAGCAGCCTACGGGACCTGTGCTCACACTCCGCACGTAGCCGGATGTTCTCCTCAAGGGCCACGATCAGCGCGTCCTTCGCGTCAGCCTTGGTCATGACGGCTCCCACTCGACGACCCTCCGGCGCGTTATCCCCCGCAGGTTACGTCGCGGAGTCTCGACGAGTCCCTCGAGCGCCCGTCTCCGAACCGCACTCGCATCGAGTCCCAAGTAGTCACAGGCTTCGTTGAAATTGATGTCTCCGACGAATCCGTTCTCGATCCAGCGCCGGGCATTCTTCTGGATCGACCCCTCCGGGAGCCCGAGGTCGTGGATCGCCCCCCCGAGGACGGCCTCGAATAGCTCCCTCACTCCCCTGTGCTGATCGAATGCGTTTCCCTGCTCCGGAAGGAGACAGTTCACCTCGTAGAGCTCTGAGGGAACGATTGCCCCAAACTCTTCAAAACTCGAATAACCTGCTGCGCTGCCTCCCCCGACCGGATTTGCTCCGGCACGTAAGTGAGCACCCACCAACCCTCCTCTACCGCCAAGTTCCGCTTGACTGCGTCTGAAATATGACCCGCCCCCCTTGTGTGCCGACCCGCGACCCAGACTCCGCCGTCCACTTCGACGGCGAGCTTCTGAGCCGGGAACGCTAGATCGAACCTGAATTTACGTACCGGATGAAATCTGTGTTCGTGAATGGGCTCCGGTGCCCCGAGTACTTTCAGATGGAACGCCAGCATCTCGTGTGGATTGGAGCGCTTCATCCCCGCTCTTCCGGCACGGCCGAGTCTATGACCGCCTCGTCGATCAGCCCCCTGACTTCCTCAATCTGGTCATCGATCTCGAGGATCTTATCGTAGAGGACTCCGATCCGGTCTCGGAGCGAGTCCACGGCGGTCTTCAGCTTCTCGACGGTCGCCCTCACTGGAACACCACGCCCGTGATCGCCCAGAGGAGCATGACCGCAACGAAGGCCAGGACTGCGACGTAGACACAGATCTCTGCTCCGTCGAGGGGCTGGTAGCCCTTGAGCGGCGGCGGGAGCGTGAAGCTACGAGGTGCGACTAGCTCCTTGTATCCGCGCTCTCCTTGGGTCCTGAGAAACCCTATCTCCGGCGCTCGCAGCTTTTGCTCTTCCATCTTCCTTCCCCTTCTCCATGAGTGTGATGAGTTCTCGGACGAGCCGTTTGGCTCTTTCCCTGTATCGGACTGGGCAATTTATGTAGTGATCGACCATGTCGAAGCGGTCGCACCCGACGCAAGCGAAGTGTTTCATGACGAGGGCTTCGAGGGCTTCCGGTTTCACTTGCGGCCGTCCTTCTCGGTGAGGAACTCCTCGCATCGATCGGTGATGTCGCTGATGTCGATCAGCGCCTTACGCAGCGCATCCCGCTCGGCTTCGAGCGCTTCCTTCTCCTGCTGCCAGCGGATCTCCGCGCACGGGTGGCCTTGGAGCTTGTCGAATAGCTCGGCGCGCTCGCGCTGGTAGTGGTTGGAGCGGTCCCGCCACTGCTCCACCTCGGCTTCGAGCTTCGAGAGCGCTGACGCCATCTCGCTCGCAAGGTACGAAGCGGCTTCGTCGCCCCAGCCGCCACAGAACTCGACCATTCGCTTGATGAAGTCTGCTGCCGTGAACGTCGGCGTGCTCATTTCGGCTCCTTCTCGTCGGCGGCGAGGGCGCGGATGTTCGAGCCGAGGGCCTGTTGCGCGGCTGGATTGGCGAAGACGGCCCAGTAGCCGCTCTCTTCGGCCATCTTCGCGCACTCCACGACGACCGCCTTGGCGACGCGAAGGCAGAGCACACGAGAAAAGGCGTAATCGTGGCCGGTTGCGAAGGCGCGTTCTTGGGAGTCGTAAACACGCTCGATTATCTCGTTGATGGTCATTTCGGGCCTCCGAGACGGCGAGCGCCAATCGCCACTTTTATGGCCTCGCTTGCGGAAAAGGGAAGCGATATCATTAACTTAATCGCGCGCGCGAGTTCCTCGTAGAGAGAGCCGTAGGCGCAACCCGCGCAGTCGTGCGGATGCGTCACGCCTTCCCCTTCGGGTCGAGCTTCCAGACCCGGAGCACCCGCGCTCCGCCCTCGAAGACAGTCCGCGTCGCATAGCGCTCCCGGTGAGTCCGGTGCCGATAGGTCAGATTCGCCCGCACCCGGTCCGCATCGAGGGGAGACTTCATCGGCACGTCCACCGAGTCACCCGGCACCATCAACGCGAACGGATAGACCAGGCGAGAGCCGTTCCCTCCGGTCGGCGGAGGCGGAACCCCGCGACTGATCTTGAATCTACCTAACTCTGTCCTCACCTTGCCCATGTCTCCCTCTCCTTCTCCACTCCCCCCTATCCCAACCCACACTCGCATGTCAAGCGATACCTACTTAGCGTCCACTTTCAGGTTCTTGACCGGCGATACCTTCGCCTTGGCGAGCCCTTCGAGAATCCCCCGGATCGACACGAGCCCCTCCGCGGCTTCCTCATCCGTCCTTCCGAATGTCTTCGGGAGTGGCGCGTAGTCCCGCTGCGCGTGACTAGGGGGAGGTTTCTGGGTCAGGTCCACCAGGTATGCCTTCCAGCGCTCGGCGGGGCCGTAGAAGGTCTGGGCCATGAGTACATACTCGGTGCCTTCCTTGCCGGCTCTCCGGACGTAGGAGGCGTAGTTCTTGGTTGCGGTTAAGAGATCGAGAATCGTCGCCCCCTCGGTGAGGCGGGCGAGCCATTTTTGAAATGCGGGTTTTTTGGGATTGTCAGGTCTCTTCGGATACAGGGACCAGGCTTCTTCGAACGTTTGTGAATACTCGAGTTTCTTCGTCACGATCTTCCTCCCCAGGAAGTAGGCTCATTCCGTGCACAACCAGCCGTGACCAAAGACGTTGGGTTATCCTATTCGGGCCTCCTTCTGTTGCCACTGCTCACGCAGCAGCTTACGCCAGCCTTTCGGGGGCGGCCATGCTACGCCCCAGACTGCTAGCTGCGCGCGAGTCCATCCGCCTCGTGGCGTCATCGCCGCCTGCACGTCGTCGGGGCTGGGCGTTTTGATTTGTTCGATTTCCACAACAGCGGTTACTTCTTTTTTTTCTTTCTTCTCTTCTTCTTTGTTCGCACCCTTCGGGTGCTCTGAGCGTTTGGTAGTTCGGAACAAGCCCCCCTACCCCCCGTAAAACGGAGGTTAGGAGGGGCATTCTGTCCCGCACCTTTCGGTATGCCCTAGAGGCCTGGCAGCACGAGACCCGCTCTGCACTGACATCGCGAGCGGCAGGAAGAAATCCACGTGGGAAGCAGCCACGTCCGACCGCCCATCTTCCCCCCGGCTGACGCCGGAAACCCAGGGCTCAAATTAGGTCGGCTAGAAAATCGCTGGTTGACTAGGCTTCTCGCCTGGCGGTAGTCTACCGTTAGTTGAGGCACACTCAACAATTACTCTTCTGGAGACGGGGGAGTCAAGAAAAGGTTGGTCCTCACGGATTAACCTTTTTTTGTGTCCGCCTGAACAGATCGCCCAAGTCCCAATTCCACCACGAAGGATTCTCTTCTTCGCGGTCCAGGTATTCGGTGCGGTCGCGAGACTCCATGCTGTAGGTACAGGCTCCGCAGCGCGGGCATCGGAAGTCCAGGGTTGCCGTCTGGTGGCAGTACTTGACGTTCGACACGGCGTCGTGTTGGCAGAATCGGCAGATGCGAGAGGCGGGAACCTTCTCGGGGTCGAACCGCGGCCACGGGCGGTCCATTACTTCGCCCTCCAAGTAATCGCTCGCCGGTCGTGCCACTTGCTCGTGCGTGGCTCTCCTCGCACGACTAGCCCCTTCCGTTCAAGCTCGATGAGTCTCCGGTGCGCCACGCCGTCCAGGATGAACCGGCTGTCGAGCTCGCGGGCGGTGGAGCCGGGATTCTGGCGGAGGAGATCGAGCACGAGATCCTGTAGCTTGCCGAGCCTCCCCGCCCTGCGGAGGTGCGCCTCGGCTTCGTGGCTGGTTACGGGGTCGGAGTTACGGCTGCTGGGGATTGTCGGGTCCGTCCATATGTCGAGCGAAGCCTTGGCCCCGCCTATGAAAGAAAACGGCACTTGCTTAGTCATCATTCCTTCTCCTTTTTCCTCTGTTCCTCGAGCCTCGTGAGCGGGGAATCCTGGCGTAGCCCTGCTTTTTCAATTCCTCGGCCCTCCCCTCCCAAGTCGGATCGATGAGCCGATAGATCGTCTTTCCGTACAGGTCGAGTTGCTTGGTCATTCCTTCTCCTTCTTCCTTTGCTCTTCTTTCCTCTGCTCCTCGAAGGTTTCCTTGGTGACAGCGATGCACCGGTCGATCACGTCTGCCGTCACGTTTAGGCAAAGCTGCTTCGCCTCTTCCCGGTCGAGGGTGCGGGCCTGAGCGAACGCCTGTAGCAGTCGGCGATTGATGATGTCCGCGATAGCCTTCACGGTTCTCTCCATGCGTGCTGGACGAAGTCCTTGAGCCCCTTCACGCCGTCGTTTTGAAGCGCCTCCAGGCAGATTCCGCAAAAGCTGAAGCCGAGCGCCAGAAGACACCCCGCATTGGCGAAGACATAAACGGCCGCGACGATTGGCGCGGCGATGAGAGCCGCCAAGCCGATCACCAGCCGCCCGAGCCATACGTTACGCATGGACGAACTCCTTCTCGGCTTCGAGTTTCCGCATTCTGCGGTGAAGAAGCTGGTGATACGCGTGGTTTTCGCAGATCACGAGGTTCGCGCCGCGGTTGTCCGCTTTCACCTCGTTGACGTGATGGACCATTGCGCCCGGAGGCAGGAATTTCCCGAGCGCTCGCTCGGCGACGAGAACGTGCTCTCGGACATAGCCGTCCTTGTCGGCCTTGGGATGATCGACCGCATGGACAAGGGCGTAGCCGTGGTAGCTTATCACTCGCCCACCGCCCCATCGGGGGTTTCGCGCCGCGAGCTTGGAGCACCTATGTGAGCATGTCTCTTGTGGCGAGGATCGTGTGGCGGGCTTGAACGGTGCTGAACAGACAGCGCAGGAGCGTTCGGGTATTTGGCGCGTCTGGTCATAGCAAGGCACAGAGCAGAATCGGCGACCCTCTTTCAGGTAGACCCCGCGCAGGTAAAACTCCCTTGAGCATGTAGGGCAGATAACGAACTTTCCGGTGCGCCTCACAGGCCCCGCTCCAACGCTAATTGAGGGCAGAACTTCGCCACAGGGCAGTAACCCCGCTTCTCCTCGCTCCCGCACCGGGCGTAGGTGGAGGTTCCGGTTTTCCGGTCCTTCTTCTCCCAGCGCTCCTCGGGCGTGCAGGGCGTGATGAGCTCGGGGTGGGAACCTACTAGCCCCCGAGCCGCCTTGTGAAGCGAAACGCGCTCCTCGATGTAGGCTTGGCGCTTGTCGGAGGACCAGAGCTTCAGCGGCACCGTGACGACGTTGGATTTCGGATAATCTCCCTTGATCGAGCGCTCAAGATCTCGGGCATTCCAGTCACGGAGCAGGGCCACAACTTCGACCCCCGTGACCGTCCGCCCGTCCAGTTCGAGGAGGTGTGCGAGGACATTGGTCTGTTTTTCCCAATCGTCGAAGCGGTCCTTGAAAACGAGGGTCCAGGCCGAAGTGCATTTCCAGTCGGAAAGCATCCCGTTATCGAGACTGAGGTGATCGTAGGCCCCCGACACTTTCCAGCCGGACACGCTCATCGAAAGCCGCTCCTCGGCGAGTACCCCGACGGTCTCTTTCGATGCCCGTTCGACGATTGCGTGGATGGCCTGGCCGAATAGAGCCCAGACCCGCTCGGCTGCATCCTCTTCGAGGTCGTCTTCGTACTTCCGCTTGAGGGCCTGGAGCAGGGGCGGGTCGGCGAGAGTCGAGGCGGTGATGTCCGCTCCCTCGCTCGTGTAGGGGTCGCGCTCGATTGCGCGGACGAGCCCGGCCGGTAGATTGTCCCTGTTCGTGATTTTCATGGTTTCTCCTAGTATTCGAGAGGCGGGCCGTCATCGTCGAGCGGCGGCCGGTCGGCTTCGATCTTCGCCAGATTCACCCGCAATGCCTCGATAAAGAGCTTCGCCTTGTCGGCCGTCAGGTTCTTCCGGCTCATGACCCCACACGTCGAGATCAGGAGAGCCCTGACGTTCTTCGGGTCCGTCTCTTTCGCGAGCTTGGTGTCCAGTTCCATCATGATGTCCCAAGCGGGCTGCTCGATGCCGTCCGTCTCGATGTCCTGGCCCATGAACCGAACGATGGTTTTCGCCCGCACCGGGTTCTCGATCTTGCCCTCGAGAATCAAGCGGAAGACGACTTCGCATCCGGTAGGACCGAAATCGTCGAGGCAGCGTTTCAGGAGGAGCGAGGCCGACGCATAGTCCATCGCCCTGTGGTTGGGGGCCGAAACGGCTGTAGCGGGCGCTAATGGCGATTGCGAGGCATTCTGAGGGCCCCGAGGGGGCGCATCCGGGGCTTGCACTGCCTTGTACTTCTTGATGCCCTTGAATTCCTTGCCCGTGGGCTCTCCCCAGAAGACGATGCCTTCCTTGTAGCGATCGGCGCTCTTGGCGTTGATTTCGAGCGTTTCTTCTGCGTTGATGTTGTGATTCACGCACAGGAGCTTGAATCCGTACATCGGGCCGTTCTGGCTCTGAAACTCGTTTACGTTCACGACCTGTCGAACTGTGAATTTGGTTGGCATGGTCCTCCTCAGAGGGGCTTGTCGGGCGTTTCGTTTCTGCCGTCCAGGTCGATCGAGAGCACATAGCGCCCGCCCGTCGGGCATGAGCCGGTGTGCTCCTCCCCGAGCATCCGCTTGCATCCGGGGCAGCCCTTGATGGCGCTTACGAGTGCGGCAAGGAGAATTTGAATCCCCTTTGAGACGAAGCCGTCCGCTCCGACGAGAGCCGCCGCGTCGCTCGATAGCGAGTGGAGGCGGAGGTCCACCTCATCTTCGGCGGACATCGGGGGCTCGTGCCAATCGCCCTGCGAACAGAACTCTTGCTCGTCTTCGTAGTCTTCTGGTAGGTTTGACATCAGTCCATTCTCCTTCTCGTTTTGGGGCCGGGGTGCTTGTCACACTACCGGCCCCGTCTTTTTAGGTCGCTTTGTTTTTGAAGTGTCGGTTGAACGTCTGGCCGGCCATCGCTCGGTTTGTGAACCACACGCCTATTTTCCCGCATGAACAGCGGTAGCGCGTGAGGGGAGCCTCGCTGCTGCCTGTGGTTTTCTTTTGCTCCCAGGTAGGAACGTGTCCCGGCTTCGCCATCATGATCGGCTTCGCCATTCCCTTCTCGAAGGGTCCGTCGATTCCATCCTCATCGTAGAGTCCGTTCACGTTCTCCTCCTGTACCTTCCGCTCGCGCTCGCGCAGTTTGCTTCGTGCATGTCGGCAACCGCTAGTGGGAGGCTTCTCCCACACACCCTACACGCCACTAGGTCTTCGTCCTGCGGGGGGGGCGCTTTTCCGGGGCTGCATTAGCCCGATCCTCCGTGTCGCCGGAGGCGGCGCTTCCTGCTCGACGGTCATTTCGGGTTCCAGCTCGGGCATCGGGGCTGCGGGCGCAACGGCCGCTCCCGGCGCGGCCTTTGGTAGACTCCTGTCGAATTCGACTCCGAGCGCCGAAGCAACCGCGTCGAGCGCTTCGTCCGCTGTTTCGTAGGCCAGGCGTTCGGTTACGCCTTTGTCTTCCGCTGTTACGAGGCAGCCCCTATCCAGCACTTCGAATACGATTTTCATTTCAGTTCCTCCAGGGCGCAGAACTCGGCCCACTCGGTATCGGTTAGGGGCCGACGCAGCGCTCGTAGTGTCTCGCGCCTCCTCCACCACTCGGGCATTTCTTTCCACATGGTCATGGCATAGTCCTTTCTCTCCACCAGTAATCGATGGCCTCGCGGAGGAGCCTATCGACGGCGCTAGCTAGTGTCCGTTGCTCCTCTGCTGCGATTGTTTTGACATCCTCTATTGTTGTTTTCGGGATGCGAACATTTAGCTGACTCGCCTCTTCGTTTGGGTGTTCGAGGCCCTCTAATTCTTTGCTTCTAGGCATGACTTAGCTTATCCGCTGAAACGTGCTAGCAAGTCAAGTTGTTTGCTTCAGCCCTCTTTCGTAGGACTCGAATCCCTTCGAATATCGCCCAGATAACCGCGGCATCTAGGGTCAACTCTGTTTCGTTTCGTGCTAGCCAAACCTCGAGGTGCCGCTCGATCTCCGCGAAACGGGCCATTAGCTGGCGTTCGTCGATCATACGATCAGGGTTCGTTTCCAGTTCGGGCCGTAGAGAATGCCTCGGCCCGCGTGGTGATTGTAGGGAATCTCCGTTGCAAACGTCACGTTCGGGATGTCTGTCTTGCCGTGGACGCGGCACTCCGCGAAAGGCGCGTTGCACTCGGTGACGAGCTTGATGTCGCAAGCGGGGTCGTCCTGAGAGCAGGGGACGGGCTTGCGAAACTCCCCCCAGGAGCAAATCGGATCGTCGGAATAGATCATTTGCCTGCCTCCTCGACTGCGCGGAGGGCGCGAGCCAGATCGGCGATAGGCTGGTGCGCGGGGACGCGGCACGACTGGGGTTCATCGCAGCCGTAGTATTGAATTGCGACTTTCGTCGCTTCGATCAGGATTTCGCAGGGAGTCATCGTGTTTTCCTTTCCTTGGCTCTGCGGATGATTTTGTCGATTCGGTCGAGTTCGGGCTTGGTGAAAGAGGCTTTGAGTTTGACGGTCCTGAGAAGCCGGGCGATTGGCTCCAGGTCTCGCGGTTCGAGAACGAGGGAGATCATGGTTAGTTCACGATCACGCCGTCGGATAGGCGAACCACAAAGAACTTCGCGGTTCCGTCCGCGTGGGCGGTGCGCACCTTGACGCAACCCGGATAGTCCGGAGTCGAATAGATGGTTGCGTTAGGCGCGTTCATGATCGCCGTCTCGCGCCATCCCACGCGATCTCCGACGAGTGCCCTAAGCATGCTCATACTGGCTTCGCGTTCGTTCTTTGTCATGGTCCTGTCTCCTTCTTCTTGTTTTGTTTAGCGCCAGGTTCCAATCGTCGCGGTTTCGCTGCAAAAGATGCAGCTAAAGATGTACTCGGAGCCGCAGACTAAGCCTGTGTTTTCCCATTCGTGAGCACACGAGCCATCGACGAACTCGGGTTTGTTCTTGTCTTCCATTGTTCCCCCCTTAACGGATTGAATCGGATGCGGCCGCCGATAACTCGTCGACTCGGCAAAACTTGCGCCATGCGCCACGCTCGAACAGCTCAACGTCGCGGTTCCAGGGACGCTCCGGAGCGTATCCACGCTCGCGAGTCTGCTTCCTGACTCTCACCTTGGTGGCCTGCGTGGTTTCGAGGATGCGGAGAGCCGCGCACTGGATCTGCTGATAGTAGCCAATGGGGACGCTCCCAAACTTCGGAGCCACGCCCAGTGATGTCAGGTAACGGAAAGCAGATCCTAGGTTGTCGCTATCGACCGGCAGATTCATTGTCCCTTCTCCTTCGTTCGTTCGCTTGGTGCTTCTAGTTGTTCAGGTCGAGCGCGTGCAGAAACTCCACCTTGACTCCGCCGCGGATATCTCCTTGGCATCGCCCGCGCGCGTGGTACTCGTCGGTTGCGGATACGATCTCGTCGATGTCGTACGGCCGTCGCCCTCCGATACTCTTCCGGTACTGCACGCGGTAAAGATTCTGATAGAGCGAGGAATACTGCCTGCCTTGGTATTCGCCTTTGTAGGTTTTCACTGAGTCCTCTCCTTCGTTCGTTCGCTTGGGGCTTCTAGTTGGTGAGCGGGCGGGATTCCCAAATGTGCATACCTGGCTCGTCGAGACGCTTCGCGTGATTCTCGCAAATAGGAAACCAGTCCGACGACTCGAAATGGAGCGTGCGACCGCCGATATGCTCGTGACGATCGATCGTCCTTACTTCCATAATCGCAGGGTTCGTGTCGTCAGTAGGCTTTCCGTTCCCGTCAATCCACCTGATCTTGCAGTTTGTCATGTCCTTCTCCTTGTCGATTCGTGCGTTGCTTCTATATAGCTAATAGGGAAGAATCATGCCGAAATGAGACGGCAAATCCCACCACACCCAACAGAATCAATAGCTTAACCCGCTAGATTAATGCCTCGGATAATCCCGAGATAATCGGAGGGAGGACAAAGAAAGGCGAAAACTCGGAGGCTATTGAAGGAATAACCCCGTTAGGCTAAGGCAGGGGTTCTGACACGGTAGGCTGGTCGCTCAGTCGAGGCTCTGCGTCGCCAAACGCGGGGCTTCGCTGCTTCAGGGGCTTGAGCGAAACTGCACCTCCACCTAGAATCCGCTGCATGGCAGAGCAGGCAATGACCCTAGAGCGAACCACTACCATCGGTCGGCCAACCCTCTGCTCTACCGAAGTGGCAGATCAGATCCTCAAGAACGTGGCCACAGGCAGCTACTGGAAGCCCGCCTGCGAAGCCGCGGGCGTTAGCTATGCTGCCGTGAGGGAATGGATCGGCAAAGCCGATAGGGACCGCTCTAACGGCATAGAGTCTCCGTACACACACTTCGTGGACCGCCTTAAGCGCGCCGAAGCTGAAGCTGAGGTGTCTCTCGCGAAGATGGTAGCCACAACGCCTGACGACTGGCGCGCGCAAGCCTTCGTGCTGGAGCGCAGATACCGCGAGCGATGGGGAAAGTCCGATGCACCCTCAGTGGCGGTACAGGTAGTGGTGTCGGATGCGCTCGCCTCTCAGCTTGCCGACGCCATGCGTGTGGCTGCGCCACAGCTGCCGGCAATCGAAGTGTCGGCAGAGCCGAGCTCAACAGAGCCGGCAGACGACTAGTCCGCCCCAGGGGGCGGCCTCCCCCCAGGGGGGGGTCTGTTCTGCACGAACTAGGTTAAGACTAACGCGCCATACAAAACCTTAACTCTGTCTGACTTGCCCTACGGGCATAGGCAAGGTACATGCTTCGCACTCTAGGTGGGGTGCTTTTTTTGAAGCTGGGGGGAAGGGGCCGTGCTGGCCCTAGAGGAAACGAGCTCGGGTCTAGTGGTCCCGCTCGTGCGGTTGTTGCCGCTGTTCCAATCGGGCGACATCCTCGGTGGATGGCCCTGACTTCCCTTGTGGAAAGAGCGCTGCGAAGCGCTTGAATCCCTCGGACTTCAGGACCTTCTTGAGATCTGGGTACCTGAAGTAAGGCCCTCGCATCAGGTTCTCGAAGGCGACGTAATCGGGGTGGTCACGATCTACGGATTGCTTTTCTTTTTTGTCTTGCATCGGGTGGCTTGCTCGTGTTGTAACGGAGCCTGCATGGGTGTGGCAACCCTGACTGTGCAAAAAAAGCATGGTCCACAAACCCTCGGTCCCAACGCCGGGGGTTTTGTGTTTCTAGTGACAGGAGATCGCTTTCAGCGATGGAGAAGCGGGAAGCGCCCGTCAGCAAAGACCCCGATACAATTCAGCGCCCCGATAAGGACGATGAGCCCGAGGAGTAAGCCGATCAGGTTGATGACGGGAGGCGGCGGAGTCCAGAAGACTTTCAGCAGCTCCTGTATGACGTACCAGACGATCACGGCCACGATCACGTACACGATAAGCACGAGCAAACACTCCAACATCCGACACCTCCTTCAGGGGGTTCCTGACCTCCATTCCTAGCCACTCGGTGATGTACCAAACGGTGAGCACGATATCACAATACAAGGCCAGGCCGCGGAGCGCGTCGAGCATGGCGCTGTCCTCCTCCAACGGATAAAACCTAAAAAGTGGCTGAAGGCGTAACGCTCACAGAGGAGCAGCGGCTCCCCATCCGCGACCTCTGCCTGAAATCCACCTACGCATTCGCGAAGTTCGTCTGCGATTTCCCCGACCTGGACGGCGACTTCCACGGCATGATGTGCCGCTGGATCGAGAAGCCCACGCGCCTAAAGCTCGGCCTTGCTCCCCGTTCCCATTTCAAGAGCCACGTCTGGACGATGGCGGACAAGCTCCGGCGAGTCACGGTCGATCCGAACCTCCGTGTCTGCATCACGAACGAAGTCCTCGAGAACTCGATCAAGTTCATCTCCGTCATGCAGTCGATCGTGCAGAATCCGATCTACAAGTGGCTCTTCCCCGAGAACGTCCCGGACCCGCTGAAAGTTAGGTGGAACCAGACCCAGCTCGAATTAAAGCGGCCCCGGAAGCACCCCCAGCCTACGGTTGAGGTATTCGGAGTCGGCGGCACCCCGACCTCCAACCACTACGACATCATCGTCAACGATGACCTCGCAACCAATAAAGCCCGTGAGTCTCCGGTCGTCATGGAAGACGCGATCCAGCAGAGGCAGCTCGCCTGGTCCCTCATGGTCGATCCGACGACGTCCGAGGTGCACGACATCGGTACGCGCTGGCACCCGCAGGACGTCCACGACTGGGTCCTCAAGAACGTCAAGGAAGTAGACTTCCTGAAGCTGTCGGTCTGGAGGGAGCCGGGCATCCCTTGGTTCCCGAAGCGCTTCCCTCCGCACGTCCTCGAACAGATCCGCCTCGAGCAGGGAGCCGTTCTCTGGAGCCTCAACTACCTGAACGAACCGATCGGAGAAGGCGTCTCCGACTTCAACATCAATCTCCTGAACCACTACACGCTCATCCAGAACGAGAAAGGCGAAGATGTCATCAGGCTCGA